CCCTCCGATCCGAAACATGGTTTGGTGTCACCGTGGAGTTGCTCAATGAACTCCAAAAGACACCCAATCGCGCGATTATTTTAGATGCGCCGACTGGAAGCGGGAAGACTTTCTTCTTCCCACAGCAAACAACGTCCAACCATATCCTGCATACAGGTATGGTCGTAGCAGTCCACATAATCTTGGTCCCTACAAGAATCCTAGCTCAGGAGACTAAGGTACCCGGTATAAAGTGGGTTAGACGGCAAAACCCGGGATTGCAACCCGGGATTAACGTCATGACGTATGGGTACGCAAGGGCCATATGGCCAACCATATTATCATGTACGATTCCAAACCTCTCCATTGTTCAGTTGGATGAGTTCCATTTCCAAGAGCCTGATCAACTCTGGATAAGCGATGCGGCCAAGAAAGCACGCTATTGGAGGATCATTTCCACCGCGACACCCGTACTTGGGATGGATCGCGAAGAGTTTGCCCGCTATAGGGCTCAGGTTAAAGGAGCACACGAAGTGCTTAGATACAACCTGGCTGGCTATGAGCCAACAAGAGTGTTTCACAGTGTAATGACCAGTGCAGTCGCCCGAGAGCGGGGCTTCACTGATAGAATACTGTTAATCCACCCATCACTTCAAGAATGTGATAAAATATGTGAGTCTTTGCGGGTCAATGCCCGTGCCTATGGCGACTCATTTGCTGTCAACGTGATCCATGCAGGGAACCGGGTGGTTCCCAAAACAGGTCACATCATTGCTACTCAGATGGTTGATGCCGGTGTTACGATTAGTGGAATTTCTTGTGTGATAGATAGCGGATTGTCCACCGTTACTCATAAAGGAACTCTACAAACTGTACGCTGCACAAAGCAGACCTCCATCCAAAGGGCAGGGCGCACTGGGCGCACCCGACCAGGATTGTACATATCCTGTTTAAGTAGCCCAGAGAGTTCAGAACCTGACAGGTACCCGTCAGTACTGGACGCAATGGCTGCCACCGAAGCTTGGAATCTTCGAGGCAGATATAATTTCACAACAAGTTTCCTCCAATGGGATGATATACCGGCAGGAAAGCACCGGATTCACCCCTATATTGTGGCTGACATAGGCCACACACAGAGATGGTATCGCAGTATCCGAATATGGTACGAGATCATGTGCCAATATTCACAACTGGATCTGCAAGACTGTCTCTTTAAAGCGAGGAACGATTACCGATCACTCCGCGAAGGTCGTCCACTACCGAGTGTGGAACATTTATTCCAATCCGAGTTCAATAATGATCGAGACCAGTCCGAAAGTCTCGAAGACCCATTGGACATGGAAAAAGAATATACCGATGGTGGGGTATGGCTACGCACTTTGGATGGTTATGTATCGAACCGACCTGCGTTTCAAGGCAGCCATATTTCACACAGCGGACCTACAGAGTCTTTGCTAGATGGGAAACCATCTATCACCCGCAGAGATTATGAAACAATCTATCGTAAGGAAACCTGTGCCGATAAGATAGATAATTTACTCAGACAGGGTCCAGTTAACGCTACTGACAATATACAACAAGCGGAACCTATCATCGATGAATTTCCCCCGTACCTAGGGGACATCGACGAAAGGTGGGAAACCGATAGCGACAACACGGTAGTACCACAAGAATCCGGATTGGTCACCGGTTAAGTGAACGACCAGAGTTAGGGCACTCTACAAAAACCCAAACCTTTAGGGG